CTTCTGGGCCTTCTTCACGCTCTTCTTTGCTTAATTCACTCTCAGGGCGTCCCGTTGACCAGTATTTAGCGTGGGTTATTGACTTCTCCATGCTCTTAGCCATAGGAGAGCCGCGCTTCACGTCAGTCACCATGTAAGAACCCTTAGGCGGTGTCTTGTTACCCTGCTCGTTTTTGAAGTCGCCTTGGTTATCAGCCGCCATCACAGTGTTACGAACACGCGCTTTATCGCGAGCGACGTTCTCGCTGATCTCACGACCCTTCTTGACCTTGGGGCCAACGTTCGAATGCGTCACATGGTAGCCATTCTCAGGGTCGTGCAACTCATTGGTCTTGCCGTATGAGTTGGCAATGATAGGTGGCTTGTCATCCATCTTGCGTTGTTCATTCAAATGACGAATGACATGGCGTGAAGACACGTCAGTCTCGTCCACCACGTTAGGACGGTACAGCATGCGCTTGTTTTGCTTATCGGCTCTGCCTGCGGCGTTACGCATTGAACCCGTATGAGCAATGATCCAGTCCCTAGTCATAGCTGGATCGTGCTTGGCAATCGCATGACCAGCACGACGACTTACAGCGGCGGCGTACTGTGACTCGGCATTAGGCGCAAAGCATGTGCCTTGTTTAGTGTCCACAACACCTTCGGCGCTCTTACCACCGCCACAGCCCTCGGTTTGACCGGGGCAGGTGTTGATCACCTTGTAATCCATATCCTTGCCGTGACCCTTTGGAAACAGCGCGTGACCAGCAATACCTTTGGATGCGTATCCAACGTGTGAGCGACCCTCTTCGTCGTGCTCGTGCTCTACAGTGTCTAGCTTCTCAGACTCGTCCAACGTGTCTTTGTTGTGCTTGATGAATTTAGCGGCGCGAATTTTATTCAGGGCTTCTTGCTCTGCTTTTTTCTGCTCGGCAAGTGGTTTTGCAAAGTGCTCTTCCAATGTTTGCTTGTGGATCTTGCCCATCTGACCAAGGTTCAAAGGTTCGCGGTGCTCTTCACCATAGACCTTTGCCCTTGCATCCATCATGTTCTTCAACCCTTCAGCGCCTGCTTTGGGATTGCCTTCGATCAAATGCTTAGGCACCACGATGCCCTTAACGCCACCAGCGCCAGATGCAGGCACCGTAATGCGCTTCTCTGTAGATGGGTCTTTCTTGGAAGCTAACTCAGCTTTCATCTCGTCAATAGACTTAGCGCTACCGCCTTTAGCCAACCCTTGGGGCTTTAGAGCCGCCATCGCTTGTCCTTGTGGGGTCATACTCAATATGTTGCTTCCGCCCTGTGGAGGTGGCATTCCGCCCATTGGGGGCATATTAGCCATAGGGGGTTGATCCATGCCGGGCTGTGTGCCTGCTGGCATACCCTGTGGCGCGAGTTGGTTGCCGGGCTGACCCTTGCTCATGTCCACTCCACCCACTGGCAAACTACCCATAGCCGTGTCTATACCGCCTACAGGCATGCGTCCAGCATCAGGGCTACCAGCGGTAGGTACGTAAGCTTTAATGCCCATGCTGGGGGCTTCATTAGCTCCAATGGACTGAAGAGTATTCAACCCTTTGAATTTGTCCATCATCTCGGCTTTAATTCGTTCGATAGGTAACACAGCGCCTCCTTCGGCTTTGCGAATAATCTGTTGCTTGCCGTCTTTGCCGCTGATGTAGTAGCCACTGTGACCAGCTTGCTTGATAGCACTCTGAATGCGCGGATCTTCAATGAACTTGTAGCTACCCTGAGACAGAGAGCTTGCCAAATGCTTTGCGGCATCAGGGATCTGGCTGAAGTCCCTGTGTCTGGCAACAATGTTTGCAACGTTCTGTACGTGCTTGGGGTTCTCGTAGTCGAATGTGCTCACAGTGCCTCCTTGGGCTTTATAGTTCACATGCTCTTCAGCTTTCCACTCGTCAGGTGCAATACATCCATTGACCATGCCACCACCAGCAAAGCCAAACGTTTTCTTAGCAAACGGCTCGGTGCGCGGTAGGTCAGCCATCCCAGCCTTGTTGTTGATACGCGCTACCTCTGCATCAGACAACACCTTGTTGACTTTCATAGACCCACCGATCAACCAGTTACCCGTCATGTTGGAGTTGGTCTTGTATCGGTAGTGTCCACCCTTAGGGATCTGGTCTGTGATGTGCGCCTTCACTGGGACAAGCTTACCCTGAGCATTGGTGCCACGACGTGTCGCCTCAGACTGCCAGTCCACGTCATCAGGCATCTCCACCTCAGCCCATGCATGGTTAGCTGGGCGACGATCAGGCGCGGTCTTTGATGGGTCGGACTTCTCACCAATGTGGGTAGCTATGGGTAGGTCACCTGCATGCCAACCGGGGCGATAGGCAAGGTCGCCAATCTTTGACTTGACCTTGTTTCCCTTCATCTCACCCTCTTTGGCGTCCACCCACTTGTTCATTTCCACTGGGGTGTTGGCGTCTACGAAGAGTGGGAACAACTTACCGGGGTGATCCTTATGCACACGGAACAGCTTGTACGCTTTGACGGTGTTCTTGGGTTCTTTGGCTACTGATCCACCCTTGGCTAATGCTTGGAGCATTTGTTCTGTTGTAGGTTCCACTGCTCCACCTCTTGCTTTATGAATCACTTTACGCGACACGATGCCATGTCCAACGTCGCGCTCTTCCTCATACCGTACAGGGTCGTGCATAGGGTACAAGTGCTTAGTCTGTGTGTTGATGTCAAACCGTGATCCCTTGGGGACTTTGTGCTCGTCCTCCATCGCACGGAACTGCCTCTTGTTCACCACCTGAGGTTCACCTACAGTCACCTCACCAATAGCCTTAGCTTTGCCTTCACCAGTGCGGACAATCGCCACACGCTTACCAACGTAGGGGCGCAGTGTGTCGCTGTTGCGTGACTCAAAGGTCTTATGCCCATCGACGATCATGTCAGCGTACCTAAGACGTTCTTTGGTATCGCTGGCTACGTTGATGCCCATAGGGGGCTTACTTGGGATCATGATCCACCTGTTAGTTAGCCTAAACGTCTGCCAATACTATCTAGGGGCATATCCATTGGATAAATTGGTCTTGGCGGCTCAGGATTGATGCGGGTATCTTGACGTGGATCTTGCATTGGACTCTCAGGAGTCATGCGAGGATCAACCATGCGCTGTTCGTTTCGCATGTTTTCCGCCATTTGTTGATTGCGCATGTTTTCCATCATCTTTTCAAAATCATTGGCGTCACGACCAATTTGAGGATTCTGAGTAGTAGGTGAATTGGTGTTCATGCCACCATAATTAGTCTCAGGAGCTTGCGTTGTCTGTGGTCGTGGCTGGGACACGTCGTAACCGTATGCGTCGCTCAATGCTCTCATCAGATCAGGGTTACCTGCATACTGTTGGAAGAAGTCAGGCGTACCAATGTTCACACCACCTTGCTCATTAGGCGTACCAGCAATGAACTGACCGTTGCTCAACGTCACACCACCCATACGCGGCATGAGTGGCGTATCTTCAGGTGCATTTGGAACTAAGTCATAGCCTTCACCGTTAAACACATAACGTGACTGTGAGGGCGTAATGCCCATCGTCGCGTTGTGAATAGCCATCTGATCGGGCGTGTAGTTTGACAACGGTGTGCCGTCATAACCAATCTCTACTTGGTTGCCCATAGCGTCTTGGTTGTAACGTCTTTGAGCTTGCTGACCAATAGCGCTTCCAATCGCTCCTAATGGGCCAACGGAGTCTTGAAAGGTATCAATGTAAGGCTCTGGATACATTGGTCGCTCTGGCATGTTAGGCATCATGGGCAACTCATAGTCTGGCTCAACCACTGGCTCAGGAGGGCGCTTTGGCTCAGGATATGGGTCTGGCCTAGTAGGGCGCTGAGGAGCAATGTCTTCAGGCATTCCCCTTTGCTCAAGCATTCTACGTAATGCCTCCATTGGATTCATGCCTTGCTTAGGTTCACGCGCTCTTTTTTGAGCATCCATTTGGATCAACTGCTGAAGAATTGGAGACATGTCAAGTCCTTTCGTAAATGTCCACAGATTATGCCTTCACTTCAATGGCACGTCCACAAATAATAAGTTGTAAGTTTCACGTAATGCCGTCCTCAGGACGGTATTATTCTGCATAGGGGTTTACTTTGCCACGAGCACGTTGGTTGTACTCGTCTGCATCATATATGTCGTCCTCATCTAAGTCGTCTCTAGGGGGTGCATCGATGCTGATCCAACCGCCATCACGCATGTACCGTAGTCCCTGTGAGATGCAGTCAACGAACTCGTCATGCACCGTCTCAGGGAACGAGCAGATCTGGCTGACCATCCCCTCAGCCCAGTCACGCACGTATCCCTTCCTAACACTGCTCTCAGGCACCCACACGCGCCCTGCCTTGATGATGTTAGCCACGATGCTCAAGCGCTGGATCTTGTCCGCCCTGCCGGGGTTATACGCATGCACTGGCAGGTGCGCACGTTGCAAGTCTTGTATCAGGGATATGCCGGCGGACTTGTCTTCCACCAGAATCAAATCCACCAGCTTCTTTTCACGTCCCTCACCGTACACCGTCTCATACTCGTCGATCACCTTAGGGCGAAGGTCTGGGTACTGTAGGTGCTCTTGCCAGCAGTCCAGCACCATCACGCACATACCGCCGTCCATAGGCTTGAACGCACCCAGCGTAATGCACCCTGTAGGGTCGTTATGCGTCTTGTCGGACGTCGCGCAGTCATAGGACTGGATAATGTACTCAAGCTTGGGAAACGGCTTGTGGGCAGGCCATAGCTTAAACCAGTCCCTCTTAACGATACCGCCCTCCTCAGGGTCAATGATCTCAGCGTGGATCTCTTGGCGCCCTAGGTTCGTACCCTCATACTGCAGGATCTGCTTCTGGAATGATGGCGCCAGATTCTTCATGTTGCTGTACGTGCTGGCGCGTGTGATCACCACGTCATCACCCTCACGGTCGATCAACTCCATCACAACCTCTTTGGGCTTAGGTGTAGTCGAGCATATGAGCTTAGTGCGCTGTCCTAGTCGTATGCCGAACTGGATCATGTCCCATGACTCGCGGAGGTACTCCCATGCCGCTAGCTCGTCCAGCCAGCCACCGTGGAACTGTGGGCCACGAAAGCGCTCAGGTTCGGACGCTGGAATGCCCTTGATGAAGCTCCCATTGATCAGGTGGATCTCATGCAGGCTGGAGTTGTACTTCGCCACCAGCGATGGCGGTATCACGGAGATCAGCCCTGAGTCACCCTCGAAGCATGTACCCTTTAAGTCGCCGCTGGTAGGGGCTGAGACAAGCCATCGTGTGTTGGGTTGCTCCCATGCCCAGCTTGCTAGTGTCTCGGCGCTGGCGCGTGTTTTGCCAGCACCACGACCCGCTAGCATCAGCCAGATATTCCACCAGTCACCCGTAGGCTCGATCTGGTGCTTGTGTGCTTGCTTACCCAGCCAGTTCAGTTGCCAATTGATCACCGCCTGCTCAGTGGGATGCAGGCTCTCAAATTCCTTCTTGATGCTGGGATCATCCAGCACTGCATCCAATGCGCTCATTCGGCTTGGCGTTGCATCTTGATTGACTTGAGTAGCTCACCGAACACATTGATGTTGTGCTCCATCACCACTGGCTTGTCATCATCCCCAGTCAACTGCATTGAGCTTAGGTCTGGCAGTGACTTATTCAGCAGTATTTGGATCGCTTTAATCTTACTTGCTGACAATTCCTTTTCATCATCGCTAAGTGCATGATTTTCAAGAACTTTTATCAATTGACCCACTTGAATCTTCTTGCGTACGTCATCCTGATGGAGTTTACCCATTGGACGACCTACTGGTCTTTTCTCTGTTGCCATACATATGTCCTTTCACGCAATTGTTTCAGCGCATTACATGGACACAAGTTTAACCTGAAGTTTGGTTCTTTGTGAAGTCCCTACCCGCTTTGTATCCCTTGTTGTATTCCAACATGAGTCTGTATTGGAATACGGTGCTGAGGTGCTCCATGAATTCGATTGCGCTCTCTTCGGCGTTTCCCTCGAATGATAGGTAGTTGTGCGCGAAGTCCATGACACCTATTTCGTCACCGTTCTTGTTGTAGAACGAGATCTTGCTATCGTGCCTTGGCATCTTGGTGCCAGACTCTTTGCCTTGTGCGCTCATTCTTCCCTCGCTTTCAACATTGCGTCTGCCATTGCGTATGACATTTCAGCAATTAGCTCTCCTGAAAGCTCAGGCACTGCACCATCGGAAATCAAGCCATTCATAGCCTTAGCCGCAAAGTAGTCACGCAGTGTCATGCCACGCATTTCAAAGATTGTTAGGTTTCCCGCGATATTTGCGTCTACTGGGAATACTGGTAATGATTTCATTCTGGTGAACTCCCCAAGATCTTGTGCTCCGCCCAGCGCTTGTACGACTTCAGTTCTTTGTTCTCCAACTCCAGTCTGTCTATCTTGCTTTGCATGCTCTTGAGACGACTGCCTGCTTGCTCTATCCAGTCTCTGACCTCCATAGGCATGTCGAACGTCTGCTCGCGTTTTACGGATGTCTTTGGCGCGGCTTTCGCCGCTACCTTCTTTGCTATTGTCATGCTGTTCCTTTTTCCATAACCAAACCAATAGCGTGATCGCTCATGCCGTCGTTGCCTGTGCCAAGTTTTTCGTATGCGGCGTAGGCTTCTGCATAGTTGGCATAAGTGCCAATGACACGTCCAGTTTCCTTATGGACGATCATATGTGGTTGATGCTCAATCATTCTGTGTATCCCTTCAAGTATGCGCGGACAACGTCCATGTCCCTCGAAGACACAGTCCACTCGTCGCGGTTGCCGCCGTCAAGGATCAAGCCACCTTCACCCTTGCCAGAGTAACCGTCGTTGCCCAAGATGGTGCCAACGTAGTAGCGGGTAATGAACTGACCAAACTCAGTGTGCGGGTAACGCGCATCATAGAACTCCACCAGAGGCTTTTCGCTCTCGTTGGTAAGGCAGAAGTCGCGACCGTACTTCATGCCCTTGTCAACTACGCGAATGTTGTACTTGTCTACTGTGATCATGATAATTTCCTTTTTAAACCTGCTAATTTTGCAGTGATTGAATTCTAACATGGAATTAGAGGAGGGTGTCAACACCTTTTTTTATATTTCGTAAACAGCCAGTCTTCCGGGGTTGTGCCACTCAGCAAACAGCCCCATACCGATCAGCGTATCGCGTAGCTCAGGCTTGATGCTGTCACCCCACACGCGAGCGCCGTCATAATAGTTCACCCAGTTAGAAGACCCCTCGTCCTCCGCGCTAATGCTGAAGTTACCCTTGTCGTCGTGGTGCTCATAGACTGGGACACCCATCTTGGTCAGCTTGTTGAAAGCTTTGATGTAAATGCGTTTCATGCGGCCTCCATGTTCACTGGTTGAAGTTTGCCCAATGCCACCTGCTCGCGGTAGGCATCCAGAATGAATCCGTCCATCTTGTTGTCAATAGCACCCTCAGTCATCGACGACACCAAAAAGTTATGCCCGTAGTTCTGCTTGATCTCGCGTGGGACGCCGGGAATCCTAAACAACGTGCTGAACTCGCGAGCACGATTGCACAGTCCATTGTTGTACAGGTCGTAGTAGCAGTTCTGCGCCCTTCTAAAGCGCTCCAGCGCCTTGTTGGTAGTCTTGCCCTCAGGAACCTCGCCAATCGCTGGGATAAGCCCCTGAAGGGCTTCTGCGATGGTTTGGTATGCACCTTGTTCGTTCCAGTATGTAGCCATGATAATTTCCTTTTTTTAAACCTGCGTAAGTGCAGTGACTTGGGGCCGAAGCCCCGGTTTTTTTAGAAGTGTGGATCGTAATAATGTTCGCGCATGCCCAAGATCAAACCACCATTACGGCGTTGCTTGAATCTGCCTGTCTGTTGGTTTGTATATCCGCGAACCCATTTGCCTGTCTTACGATCCATGCGGAAGATGTCAAGGTATCCAGAAGGGTTCGGCTCGAAGGTGTAGACGGCACTGCCATCGTGTGCGCTACCAGAGACAACCGTTGGCTTATCTTCAATGATGTGGATCTCGTATGCCCACACTTTGCTCTTCAACTCAATAACCTTCACCACCGTTGCGGCGTGACGATCAGTCCATGACAATGTTGTAGCGCCCATGCCAACTGTTGGTGCTGGAGCGCCGACGGTCATGCGGCTGTACATGTGATTAACGAGACTGCCTGTTTGTGTACCGATGTTCATAATGTTTCCTTTTTAAACCTGCTAATTTTGCAGTGAAGTGATTGTAACTCCAAATTAAAGGAGTTTGGAACTAGGGACATACCCTAATCAAATATATTTAATGTCGTGTACCTTTGTTTTCAATTTTGTCTATCAGAATGCTTGCTTCATCCTCAGGGACTGGGATGGCGTTGTCAAACAGCGTACCGTTCTCGATCTGATTGTGCAGGTCAGCAATCAATTCCTGCAGTTCTTCCTGAGTGCCATCGAACCCGTCGAAGCAACCCTCTGCAAATACGATCTTTAGCTTGGTCATTGCTTAGTCCCTTTCATTTGGTCTAGCTCAGGATCAATAAACCCCTTGATCAACTCCACAAGTTCTTTCCCATTCTCAAAGTGCAGGATGATGGCGGTCAACACGTAAGTGACCCCCACGTCAAACCCTTGGAAGTACACCAGATCCCGCTCTTCAGTGGTTTTCATATTGTTTCCAATGCATATGCTTTTTTAATCTTGCCGTGATTTCCGTGGTTGACGATAGTGGAATTGATCCAAACATTTCCAGTGGAGAGTCGACGGATGTGGCCTCGTCTAAGGTGCTCTCTTGGCGAGCGATGGCTTCCTCCTTGATCGGCAGATCTTTCTGTTGAACGACTGTTGACAACAAGGACGTGATACTGGTCATACGGAAGCGCTCCCTTTTTTCGTTGAGCCAACATATTTTTTTTCACTGGTAGCGGCTCTGTATTGACGTTCCTGCAACTAAGAGCCTCCATCATGTTTAGCACACAATTAACCTCGTCAATCATGTCGTAGTAAGCATGCTCTCTCCACTCATCACCAAACGTTTTCTCAGCATGACCACCCAAGTCGTGTGCGCTAACACAAAACTGATCTATCATTTTGGATCCAACATATGACGTCAAATCTTCAACCAACACATCTTGTATCAAGTTGGAGGGAATGACTTCGGATATGTACGGTTGCACAGTCCAATGATCTTCTCCAGTTGGTGTTTTGAACGCCACAATCGACATAATAAAAATGGTCTGTTCTAGTTGAGAAGCGTAGACAATTCTTTTTTTGGCAATACCAGTTTTTTCTTCACCAAAAAATTGCGATGACATTCCGCCGGGTGTTGTGCATTCGTACTCAATAACAACGTGATCAAAAGGCAAACGATGGTCAGAAGATAAGCCAGAAAGATCGGTATCAAAAATCTTTCCATCATTTGGCATGACAAACTTCACGGCACGTTGAGCATCATGAAGCATTTGCATAGACCTAACGATGTAGTCCTGTGTGAAATATGCTTGGTTTTTTTCAAGGTTTTCGCTAACTGCACGGATTGCTTTTCTCAAGAAGTCATGTGCTTGCATAATTTCCTCATTAACTTTGATTTGGCATACGGTTGTAGATCGCTTTAGCGGCGTTCATGAGGGCTGTGGCTACTTCCCCCTCATCTTCTTGATTCGCAAGCTCTGCGACCAGCCTAGAGCACTCCTTGCGCTCAATTAGGATCGCCCTCTTGCTTGTCTCGATAGCCACCGTCATGATTTCTGCTTTGGCTATTGCCAAGGTAGCGTCAAACTCCTGCTGGGTGTAGAACTCCACGGCTCCCGTAGTGCCTAGCAGTTGGCGCGCGAGTTGGCTTACTTCTTTGGTCATTTGAATCTCCGTAATGGTTCAATAAATCTTTCGGGTGGTGGTGGTGCCATTTTCTCACTAGGTGGCGTCCACCCAAACTTGCGCCAGATAGCCTGCACATCAGACCCCGACTCCCACTTGAAATCTTTGTTGGGTGTCGATGGGTAACTGATCTTTGAATACGGTGGTAATGCGATCTTGCTCATGCTGTCACCTCTTCTAAAAGTTTTGTCAATGCTTCCAACATAGCCTGCGCTTGCTCGCGAGTCAATGATGTGCCAACGTGGTGGTTGCGACCGTGGACTGATAGCCACACGCCACCGTCCTCCCAACTGTCTAAAAACAAATTATTGTTGCCGCCGTGTTTGATTGTGAATTCCATGATGTTTTCCTTACGCTGTTGGTGAAACTTTGATCACAGCGCTTGACTCGCCACGGAACTTCTTGTTGAAGTTCTCTTCTGTGAGATCTTTGAATTGCTCTGTTGAGCGCAGTGCATTCAGGATTGCCTCTGTATCCAAAGAACCAATGCGGTTCTCGATAGTGAGCTTGACGCCATACTTCTCGCCACGGTGTGGAATGAGTTTGCCTGCGGCATCTTTTTCGCACAACTCGTATGAGTTAGCGATGCCGTCTTTGAGAGTCTTGACCTGAGCGGTCAAAGACTTTTGTTGACGATCCAACACAAAGAGTTGGTCGATGGGGTTGAGCAAAGACTCAACTGTTGCTACTGCTTGTACTTCTGTCGCTACTGTAACTACTGTCATGATAATTCCCTTTTAGGTTAAACCCGCTAACGTTGCGGTGAATGAATTGTAACTCCAAGTTAGAGCACTTGTGAAGCCCTTTTGCAAAATATTTTCATTTATTTCTCTAAGTGTTTTCCCTAATACGCTTAATTGTGATGTTTAGGGCGTCCAACTCGTCCATTTTGGCTATAGCCCACGCCCGTTTCTCCCCGTGCCAGCCCATCTTGCTCCCCTGATGGCAGGACTTGCACAGGGCTACGCAGGTGTACTGCCTGCCTTGCTTGATGTGGTGGGCGTCAGAGGGTGGTGGTGCGTCGCAAACACTGCAGGGAAGCTCTTTGACCTCCTGCAAGTGCTTACGCTCCGCCTTGTTCAGGTTGTTGTTCATCCGAGTCGATCCATAGTGCGATTAGAAGCCTCTAGAGAGCGCCAGACGTCTACGCGAGCCTGAGCCGCTACCAAGCCCCACCTGAGTGCTTCCGCCTGCTCTGTTGCCTCTTCTATGGCTTTCAGGTGCTCGATGTACTCCATAGCCGCATACGCCTCGATTTCAGCGGCGGCAACCGTCTTCACGCCATTGGTCATTGCATGCTTCATGAGCATTGCCTTTTTGGACTTGCGAAACTCCTCGACGTATGTGAGGTGAGCCTTCGCCTCGGCATATTGCTTACCGTGGGTGTAGATGTAATCCACTGCGTCGTTAATGTCTTTTTCGTTCATTTTCTTTCCTTTGTAAAACCCGTTTTGTTTTTTAATTGATGGCATGTAATACAACGCCACTGCGTGGCACCGTTGCTGTTTTTGCCTTTAACTTCTGCAGGGTTGAGTCGGCACACCTGACAAGTCTTTTTTGGTTCATTCATCGTTTCATTCCCCTTATGACTACGGTAAAGCTCCCAAGAGTGTCGGGGCCAAATACCTTCATCTTCTCAATTTCTCGTGCTACCTCCTCCAAAGTGTCATTGCGTATCTTTTCGGATACTTCGTTGATCTGCGCCTCGACCATCTGACGCTTTCGCCAGCCCATTGCTTTTTCCCAAATGTTTAGTTCAGCCACTGTTTTTCTCCTTGAGTTTGGCTTCGATGATTCGGGCAAATCCATCAAGCCTCATATTGAATCCATAACCTTGATCGAGGCACTCCATAATCTCCTCGTCCGTCAGACCCTTCCAAGGGCGGACGTAGTCCTGAATGTCGTCGTCTTTGTCTCTCATATCACATCCCGTATACAGCGATTAAAGTTGCGTCAGCCAAAGCCTGACCCTTACCCTTCTTATCCAGATCACGCCAGTGTGGGTACATCTGGATTGCTTTCACCCTCGATGCGTCTTTGTCTTGCCCAGTCAGCCTAGCGCGTGTTTTCCACATGTTTGGGGTCACCATAGTCACTGGTATCTCAAACGCGCCCAAAACGCCTTGTATGACCCCTGCTGAGTGTCCAAACGAGAACATCGACGCTACACCTTGCTTAGGCATGCTTGCGACCAACTCCACGTATGCATGGATCTTTTCATCACCGTACAAATGCGGACGGATAAAAGCCGCCAGAGCAGAAGCATTCACCCTGTTCGCTGAACCCGTCTTCATGGTGGGCATCGCCATCCATTCGATGGGTGTTTTATCGTCGTCAATGATGACGATGGCGCCAGATAAGCCGGGGTCAATTCCTATTCGTTTCATGTGTTGCGCTCCCTTAATTTGTTTTCTACTGTTTCAATCAATTTGATTGCATTTGCACCCTTGAACGTTCTCATGATTTCAATTTTGTCTTCGGCATCAAGTCCGCAAAACTTTTTTTCCGAGTCAAAAATTACATCTAATCCATAACTGGTCAGTTTTCCATGCTTTAGCAAATTGATCAGGTCATGCATGGTCAAAGTCAATTCGTCCGATGTGTGAAGGTTTGTTTTGAAGTTCATTTCTTTCCTTTGAGTTGAAAATAATCGCATCGTTGCAAGATGAACCGCAACTGTTGTGTTGGCTTGCCAGACTTATCAAGGATCGCATTGCACTTCTTGTTTTCGTAGTGCTTGCACTCGAAGCAGATCCGCCTGTCATCGCAACCCTGTTCACGGTCACGAAGCTTGAGCAGACCCGCCAAGTCGTATGCCTCTTCGACTGGGCATCCATCGTCAATGAAAGCCTTAGCTCTGCGTTGGACAATCAACTCTTCGCGCTCTTGCTCTTCGGTCATGACAGCATCCCTCCGTTTTTGATTGAGTGAACCAGAGTGTGGTTTTGATTCTTACCCTTCGCCTCGTGGTAAGCCCTCCAGATCGCGGCATGCACTGTGTAGCCACGACGGTTGGTTTGGATCTCCGC